GATTTAGCTAATGCTTCTTCAGTATCTTTACCCGTCATTGTACCATGTCCAGAAGCGGCTGGCGCTGATCTATCTTTACCGACTGGCTTTTTTAATGAATCTTTTATTGCTTCAAATTCTATCTCATACTTTTCTTTATTAAAGTGATGTCTTAATTTTGTAATTAAATAATATCCACTTAAATAAGTATGATGTGTGGATTGTGTAAATCCATCCCTATCTTCAAGATATTGTGTAGGTAATTTAAATTCAATTAAATCTCCTACTGTTCTAGTAGATAACCCAGGCGCCCTAATACTTAATTTAATATTATTCATTTGTTGACTTTGTACCAATCGTGATTGCATCCATTGTTCTACTCTACTAGGTTGAATACTTGGGCTTGCATTTTCTCTAATTTCTCCATGAACTCCTTGTGATCCTATAGCTTCTTTAAATATAATGTCATGTGAAAAATTAGTAGGATAAAAAGATATTTGTGATTCGGGTGAACCTAAGGCATCTTGTTTTTCAGTAGATAATAATCCTGACCCCAAATGAGTAAAATTATCAGTAAAGTTTTTTGCATCATGTGCTTGTTCTAAAAATTCTATAACTTCTTCTGCACCAGTTTCATCATTTATTTTTATATTTGAACTTAATGCTGACTTCTCTACCAAATTAAAATCTAATGTATCATACCTCATTCTAACTAGATCATGTGTAAGTAATCTATTTGAATACATTCCACTTTGTAAATTTTGTAAAACATCAAAATTAGAATTAAATTGATATTCATCAACAGCGGTCATTTCTACTGCAACATTTTTAGGTTCATTAGATTGTGCGCCCAATCGTTTAGGTTGAATCACATAAGTTTCTTTCACGGGATCTTCTGGTTGGGTATACTCTAATTCTACTGGTGATCCAGGAGAGCCTGGAACTGTACGATATCCTAGACCACCACCGGCCATAAGTGTTTCTAAAGAAATAAAAAAGAATCCCCTAACAGTTTCATAAAAAACAAAACTAGAACCCACTGCATGTTTACCCGCAGACACCGCTCTTGATGCCAAAAAATTGAGGGCTTTAAATGGTGTTTGATTTGGAATAATTAAATCTGTAAGATTTTTAGTAGGTTCAATAAAGATTTTTTTACTATTTGAATTTCTTCCTCTTTTAAAAAATTGTGTATAAAGAGATTTAACTATATCAGATATTTTTCTTGGTTTAAAAGTTTGAGGATCTAATGCAGATTTTTTAACCTTTTTCTTTAAATTTAAAATAGCTTCCTCAGAAACTAAAGATAATTTATAAGTCAACATTTGATCATTAAGTTTCACAATATTATTAATTTTAACTACTCTAAATTTTAAACTAATTCTACCTTCGTTTTGACTACCTTCAAATGGGCCTGGAAGATTATTTTCTGGTTTTCTTTCTCTTACAATACCTTTTGTTTTTACTTGAATGTGTACAGTTTCTTCACCAATAATAGGAACACTTTCCATTAATCCCACACCATCTACTAGTTGTATATCCGCAGTAAGATATGGTGAAAAAAGACTTTCATAGATATTGAAATCTGACCATGCAGCTTTCAAATCAATATAACCTTTTCTATGAGGAGAAGTTAGGGTAAGTTTTTGAAGTTCAAAATCACCAGGAAATGAAGGAATTGCTCCCAGTTTCGGATTCTTTAAAAATTCCGATTTAGTTCCATGATCAGCAGTTTCTGGAGTTACACCTACTCCCTTATTCGTTCTATCAAGAACAGTCCAACCTGCACCCATTATTCTAATTTCTCCGAATGTTCAGAAAGTATGTCAGCAACATATTTCTTATCAATTAATTTAATATCTCGTTTATTTTCATTTCGTGTCACTTCCCAATCATAACAATATACTATAGTTCGATTTGCTTCATCAAGTGCATTATAAGAATCTTCATCAATTTCAATACATTTTAAAGGTATTGCTTCAGTAGTTGCTGTTGCCTCTACTCTAGATCTAACAATTTGTTCATAGTGATGTATAGTATTTTGGGCATAATTAAGAGTACCATACTTATCCCTAATAAAATTTCCAAATTCTCTAGAATTTAATGGCCAATCAAAAATTGGATCTTGCATATCATTAATCAAAAATATTAACCATGTATATTTTACATGACCATAAACTTTAAATGCGGTGACATCAGGTCTTTCTGCTTCTGGTATTGTATAGGGAAAATAATTAATAATAGAACTTGTAAGAATGTTTTTTATCTTCGCCTTAATCATAATATTAATAGCGGTCTTAGTCTTTACAGGTTTTGCACCAGAAATATCATAATTTATTTGTGGATAATGTTGAAAATATTCAGACATAGTTAATTTCTCCTATTAATACCCGTGTTCTATTTTTTCTCTATACATTATATCTACTTCCATAAACGAAAGTTTCATTGCTATAGTTACTGGATATTGTGTTCCATCAAAAAATAAAGGTACGTTTTCTGTATCAAAATTTAATTCACATTGAGTTAATACAGATTTTCCTATATTAAACATAGGATTCTCTGGCCCACTAGGTAAAGGATGACCATCAATATAAAATGTAATTTCAAAAGTATCAGGATATCCAAATAACATTGAAGGTGCGGTCTTACTATCTCCACCCGCATGAGAAGGTAACATAGCCTTTTTAAATGAATTAGCAATTTTTAAACAAGTTTTAGATTCATCCTCATTTTGTGGTAACATTTGAAAATCAAAATCAAATGTTCTCATATCGGTAGGACCTTTATATGCCGCAACTGTAAAAGGATTAAGTACTGTACCGGTAGCTCGTTCCATTATAGTTTTAGTACCCTCTTGAATAACATTAGCTTTTTCTGCTGCCTTGAGTGTAGTTACTTTTCCCATTTCACTTTGCATCCCCGCCGCTTGAGCACTCATAATATCTTTAAATGCATCTACACTAAATCCTGATCCTGAAGAAACTGCCTTATCTACCACTTTTGCGGTTTGCTCAGCAGCTGCACCTAAACCTCCTAATTGTACTGATTCGTAATCTGATTTATAAGAAGTATTTAATGCACCGCCGGGAATATACATTGCTATATTAAGTGTGGGCTGTTGAGATTTAAAATCTGTTGCCTGAAACATCATATAGTTACCTAAATCTTCATATCCACCCCCAATAGTAGAGGGATATTCAAGATATTGCACAGTTTGGCTGGGAGGATCTGATGGTTGTGGTTGACCAAAGTGTCCTGGCATTTCGTTTCTCCATTATTATTTAATTGGTATTATTGAACTATCTATATATTTATATGGCATACAAAGGAAAATTTCGTCCTCAAAACAGGGGCAAATATAAAGGTGATTCAAGTGATATTCGATATCGATCTGGGTGGGAATTAAACTTCATGAAATACCTTGACCGACAACCTGAAGTCTTGCGATGGTCTAGTGAAGAAATTATTATACCATATAAAAGTCCAATCGATGGTAAATGGCATCGATATTTTCCCGACTTTTGGGTTAAAACATCTAAAGGTGAGACATTAATAGAAATTAAACCAAAGAAACAAACAAAACCACCAAAACATAATCCAAAACATAAAAGAAGATATCTTAAGGAAGTTAAAACATTCGCAATTAATGAGGCAAAATGGAAAGCCGCTGAAATAGTATGTGAAAAGAGAGGATGGAAGTGGAAAATACTAACAGAAGATACTCTCAATAATACTAAATAGTTATATTATGGCTGAACAAACTTATTTAGAAAAATTAAAGGATGTAGTTGGATCTTCCAATGTTACTGCCCAAGCAAAAGCAGCAATTAATTGGTTTCGTTCACTTATTGAAAATTATGGGGTAGCGGGTCTAAGGGGTAAATTTACTAACGAAACTCCGGAAAGTATTCTGGCTAGACATAAAGAATATTCCCCACAAGCATATCTTGGAAATATGTATTTTTTTTATTATAATCCTAAACATAAAAAGACTCTTCCCTGGTATGATACATTTCCCTTAGTTTTTCCTGTTGACTTATATCCTGACGGATTTCTTGGTTTAAATTTTCATTATCTTGCCCCAAAAGATAGAGCAATATTAATGGATCAACTTAAAGAGTTTTCGAATAATCAAAATTATGATGATACCACCAAATTAAGATTGACATATAGTATGTTAAAAGGTTATATGAGTGGCAGAGTTAAAAGAGCAAGACCAACTATACATCGATATTTAAATGGTTTCGTTAAATCACAATTTATTCAAGTTAGTGCTAATGAGTGGGAATCAGCACTATTTTTACCTGTTGAAAGATTTCGATCACAAACACAGAGTGTAAACAATGAGGCAGTGTGGAAACATAGCCGAGAAAGGTTTTAATGGCAACCGCAGGAAATCCACCATATTCAGAATTCGGAATAAGTGAATTTATAAGCCGAGTAGGCGCCAAAGGGGATTTTGCAAAGAGAAATAGATATCATGTTGAAGTTACACCTCCAACATCTATTACCGCCGCAGACGGAAGTGAAGATATAGATCCTGCGAATATAGAATTTCTCGTTAAGACAGTAAGTTTTCCTAGTAGAACTTTTGGAACAACTAACTTTAGATATGGCGGTAAATATGCTATGGAAGTTCCTTATGAAACTACAACTGAAGGTGTATCAATTACCTTTCTAGAAACAGATAAATGGCAATGTCGAAAATTTTGGTATAATTGGTTAGAGCATATACAAACTACACAAGGTTATAATATGCAGTATTATGATAAGTACAAAGGTAGTATTAAAATTGCAGTCTATAACGGAGCACAACGCGACGCGACACAGCCTAAACATAAAGTTGAATTAATAGATGCTTGGCCTAAAGGAATGAGTTCTATAGATCTAGGATGGGAAAATTCTGAACTATTAGATTTTACTGTGGATATTGTATATAAAAAATGGCAACTTGAATCGTAAATAATTATTATATTATAGGAGAATATTATGGCATTACCAAGAGTGGTAACACCGACTTATGAATTGAAAATTCCATCTACTGGACAAAAGGTTAAATTTAGACCTTTTCTCGTAAAAGAAGAAAAGGCCTTATTGATGGCATTAGAAAGTGGTTCTGATACATCAATGACTAAAGCGATGGTAGATATTATTGAATCTTGTGCAGAGGGAAAAGTAAACACTAAAGACCTTGCACCTTTTGATATTGAATATTTCTTTTTACATCTTAGAGGAAAATCTGTTGGTGAAAATATAACAGTAAAAGTTCCAAGACCAGAAGAGTTTAAATGTTGTGATGATTCTGCAGAAGATGATCTTTGTGAGGTAGATATTAATATTGATGATATTAAAATAGATACTTCAAAACAAGCATCTCCTGAAGTAAAAATTACTAAAGATATTGGATTAAAATTAAGATATCCAAATCTCGACCTAGTAAATAAATATGCTACAGCGGGGGAAAATATATCTGCTGATAATGTTTTTAAATTAATTTCTGAGTGTATTGATTATATCTGGGATGGTGATGAAATTTACAAAGGAAAAGATTCCACTAAAAAGGAATTAGATGATTTTGTTGAATCTCTTAGTTCTGGACAATTTGCTAAAGTAAGAGAATTTTTCGAATCAATGCCAAGATTAGAACATGAAATAAATTGGATATGTCCTAAGTGTAAGAAGTTAAAACCTTTAGTATTATCGGGTGTTGACTCTTTTTTCGGATAGGGCTGAGTCACGATTCCCTGGCGAACCATTTTCAAACAAATTTCGCTATGATTCAGCATCACAAGTGGAGTCTAACGGAATTGGAAAATATGATGCCGTTTGAAAGACAAGTATATGTAATATTATTACAAAAATGGATTAAAGAAGAGAATGATAGAACACATCGCGAAAACGCAAAATATAAGTAAGGAATAAAATGGCTGCAGCCACACTACAAGACGTAATCGATAAATTATCGGCGAATCAGACTGCGAATGATACTCACGCATCCGATATAAAAGCGGGACAAGATGAAGATCTTATTGTAGCCAACAAAACTCTCAAAGCCCTCACAAAAATATTCGATTTACAATCTAAAATCCACAAAGCAAATGTTGAAGCCTTAAGAGAACAAGCCAGAATAAAAGGTGCGGATGATGAAGAAGGTGATATTCCAGACGGAGCAAAAGAAGAAAAAAAGGCTGGTGGCTTTTTCTCTAGAATGGGGAAAGCTGTAATGAATCCTGTTGGCGCCATGGGTAAAAGTATGAAGTCAATGGGTAAAGGTATCTCTGGATTTCTAAAAGGTTTAGCATCAGGTCTTGCCGCGTTTGCTAATCCAATGGTATTAATAGGTGTAACTGTTATGTCCGTTTCCCTTCCAATATTTGCTGCAGGATTAGCCGCCGCATTTAAAGTATTCGAAATGATTGCCGGTGAAGGTAAAGCATTGAAAATGATTACTGGAATAATCCTAGCACTTGGTGAAGCAATTGGAACTATTCTTAAAAAAGTCTTAGAAGGTTTTGGTAATATGGTCAAAAATATGGGGCCGTTTATTACAGCTTTCTTTGAAGGAGTAGCAACAGTAATTAAAGCATTACATCCAGTAGTTGTAGATATATTCAAAGTAATAAAAGATATCATTACTGATCCTGTCCTCAATGAAACTATTCAAAAAGTTTTAGATACTGTTGGTATTGCACTTGAAGAAATTAGTGCAATAGTTCAAAAGACGGGTGATGTTATAATAGCCGTTATGGAAAATATTGATAAAATCCTTACATCTATATTTGATGGTATATCAAAAGTTATTAAAACTATTGGTGATGCAATAACAGGAATAATAGATAAAATCGTTGAGGGAGTAGAACGATTAGCAGAGCTACCTGCAGGAAATATGTTAAAGGTTGCGGGTGCTCTAGGAGTATTGGCCGTTGCTCTTGTTGGATTTTCTGCTGGCGCAATGCTTGCTGGTGGAATGATGCCTTCTGCAGAAGACTTAGACAAAATAGCAAAT